CAGCTCATCAATCCAAGTACGTCACCCAACGAGTTGAACACAATGCCGATGCCGCATAGCATCATTCACGGCAATGCCTGCTTCGCCTACTTCAACAAAAGCTGGGACATCCCCGGATTGTTGGAAGGTTTCGTTCGGGCTAGCGGTTTCGGCCGCGTGGCGGATCACGCCGGTAATGACAAGCTGGACGCGCCGGACTGCCTGTTCGAGGGTCTCGCCGGGCAGCACGGTGGCGCCGCAGTTTGCGAGGAATTTTCGCAGCGCAGGTTCGCGCGCGGCAGCGACACGGGCGCGAATCTCCGCGGGAGTGAGTCCAGTCCAGTCATCCATGGCGATGCTCCTTGTGATGATCACGCGGCGGCTTCGGCCATGATCTCGAAATGCGTCACCCAGCCGGTAAGGTAGGGCACTCCGCGCGGGATGCCGGTTTCGCGCTCGACGCGGCGGTCGATCGTCCAATTCATCCAGCGTTCGACGGCCGCGTCGATCGCGGCCTGCAAGCCGCGGCCATCGAACAATCCGTTCGCGACGTCGTCGGCAAAGTGGCGGCCGTACCGGCTGTCCAGGAAATCGCGCACCGCGACGTCGGGGCATCCGGTCGCGGCGGCGACCGCGTGCATGGCGAGCGGCCAGGCTTCGGCGGAATAGGCATGGTGGCGAATCGTGCCCCAGAAGCCCCAATCAGTGTTGTTGGTAGGCAGGATGGTCATGATGGTCTCCGTCTTTCGATGACGCATAAACGCGCTGCTTTGGCCCGGAGCCAAGCGGATAATCGCGTCATTTGATTGCTTTGTTCGGGCGACCACGATCATGGGATTATCAATCCGCGCTTATGCTCGAAGGCGCGGGGTCAGCCATGTTGCGGTGCTTCGCGCGATCAAGCAGGGCCGCGTCCCGGTCGAGCCGGACGGCACCATCGATCCTGCGAAAGCCGACACATCATGGGAACGCTCGACCGATCCCGGTCGTGCGAAATCCAAGTCGAAGGCTACCGCAGAGAAGCTGCGCCCCGTCGGCGAGGCGGCGCTTGGCTCCGTCCGCGAGACGCTGAAGGAACAAGGGCTGCCCGCGGGCGGCAGCGTCACCTTCGTCCAGGCGCGAACCGCGCACGAAATCGCCAAGGCTCATCTCGCGCGGCTGCGCTTGCAGCGCATGAAGGGCGAGCTCGTCGATCGTGCCCGCTCGACGGCGCTGGTGTTCCGGCTCGCGCGCGAAGAGAGGGATTCCTGGCTCAACTGGCCGGCGCGGATCGCAGCTCTGATTGCAGCCGATCTTGGCGTCGAAGCGTACGCGGTCCAGAAACTCATAGAGGCGCATGTCCGCGGTCACCTCGCCGAGCTCGCCGAGATCCGGCCCGAGTTCCGGTGAACTATTCGCCTTCGAGGGCGCGGAGGACCTGGGCCAAGCCTGGCGCGACGGGCTCTTGCCCGATCCGTCGCTCACGGTCTCCGAATGGGCGGACCGGCACCGGGTGTTGAGCCCGCGCGCCTCGGCCGAGCCTGGGCGCTATCGCACGGATCGCACGCCCTACATGCGCGCGATCATGGATGCGATGTCACCGGCGCATCCGGTACGGCGCGTCGTATTCATGAAGGCGGCTCAGGTCGGGGCGACCGAGGCCGGCAACAATTGGATCGGCTACGTCATCCATCATGCACCCGGGCCGATGCTCGCGGTGCAGCCGACTGTCGAGCTCGCCAAGCGCTTCTCGCGCCAGCGCCTCGATCCGCTGATCGAGGAAAGTCCCTCGCTCCGCCAGCGGGTGAAGCCTGCGCGCTCGCGCGACGCCGGCAACACGATGTTGTCGAAGGAGTTCCCGGCTGGACTCCTCGTCATCACCGGCGCCAACAGCGCGGTCGGTCTGCGCTCCATGCCGGCGCGCTACCTGTTCCTCGACGAGGTCGATGCCTATCCGCCGTCCGCCGACGAGGAAGGCGATCCGGTCGCGCTCGCGGAAGCACGCACGCGCACGTTCTCCTGGCGCGCAAAGGCATTCCTTGCCTCGACCCCGACGCTCGCCGGGCTCTCGCGCATTGAGCGCGAATACGAAGCGTCGGACCAGCGCCGATACTTCGTGCCGTGCCCGCATTGCGGAGATATGCAGTGGCTCAAGTTCGAGCGGCTCCGCTGGGACAAAGGGAAGCCCGAGACGGCACATTATATATGTGCGTCCTGCGATGGCCGGATCGAGGAGCATCACAAGACGGCCATGCTCCAGTCCGGCGAGTGGCGCCCGACTGCCGAGGCGCAGGATCCCGGCACGATCGGGTTCCACATCTCGGCGCTCTATTCGCCGGTCGGGTGGTTCTCCTGGGAGAACATCGCGCGCCTCTGGGAAGCCGCGACCACCGACGAGGCCAAGCGCAGCTTCAAAAACAGCGTCCTTGGCGAGACCTGGATCGAGACCGGTGAGGCACCGGACTGGCAACGCCTCTACGAGCGGCGCGAGACTTGGCAGATCGGCACCGTGCCGAGGGGCGGCCTGTTCCTGACCGCGGGCGCCGACGTCCAGAAGGACCGTATCGAGGTCGATGTGTGGGCCTGGGGGAGAGGTCTCGAAAGCTGGCTCGTCGACCACATCGTGGTCGAAGGCGGACCCGAGCAAGCCGAGGCCTGGGAAGAGCTTGGGCTCGTCCTCGGTCGCACCTGGTTACATGCGCACGGTACGCGGATCGGAATCGCGAAGCTCGCGATCGACACCGGCTATGAGGCGCCGGCCGTGTACGCTTGGGCACGCAAGATGGGTCACGCGCAGGTCGCGCCCATCAAAGGTGTGGACGGCTTCAACCGGACGGCGCCGGTCGCAGGCCCGACCCATGTCGACGTCACCGAAGGCGGCAAGAAACTGCGCCGCGGTGCGCGGCTCTGGACGATCGCGGTTGCGACCTTCAAGAGCGAGACCTATCGCTTCTTGCGCTTGTCGGCGCCGACCGACGAGGAAATCGCGGCGGGCGCCAAGTTTCCGGTGGGCTACGTCCACCTGGCGCGCGGCACCGAAGGGAGTGGGTCAAGCAGCTCGTCGGCGAACAACTCGTCACGGTGAAGACCAAGCGCGGTTTCAGCCGGCTCGAATGGCAGAAGCTGCGCGAGCGCAACGAAGCACTCGACTGCCGCGTCTACGCCCGCGCCGCCGCGTGGATCGCGGGCGCCGACCGCTGGACTGAGGCCATGTGGCGCGACCTCGAGCAGCAGGTCGGACTCTTGGAGGAGGCGGAAAGCGATCAGCCGTCTGAAGCTCTTTCCGAAACTGTCGCCGGCGTCATCCGCCGCCGACCCGAGCGGCGCGGGCGGCGCGTGTTCCGATCGAGTTACCTAAGCTGACGCCTGAAACTTTGCCGCGAACCGGCTTTGCCGCGTCAGTCCGTAGCGGCGACAACACTCATTAGATTTACCCGGCGCAGCAAGATAGCTTCGCCACGTCCTTCTCGAACGCCAATGCCGCCAGCTTTAAGCCTTCGACCGTCGTAAGATATGGAAAGATTGCGTCGGAAAGATCGTCGATGGTGAGATCTTGGCGGATGGCAAGGGCCGCTGTCTGGATGCTGTCGCTGCCCTCGGGCGCGAGAATATGGGCACCCAGGAGGCGGCGACTCTCTTTATCGGCAACGAGCTTGATTAGGCCGCGTGTATCCCGCGCTGCAAGTGCCCGTGGCACCGCATCAAGTGCCAGCACAGACACTCGCACATCGTGGCCGGCGGCTCGCGCTGCTCTTTCGGTCATCCCGACGCTTGCAACCTGCGGATCAGTGAACACGACTGACGGCATGGCAGAGTTGTCGTACCGCAGACTATTTCCGTTGAGGGCATTCTTGGCCGCAAGCTTCGCGCCGTAGGCGGCCATATAAACGAATTGATCCTGGCCAGTGACATCGCCGGCCGCATAGACGCCGGGGCGGTTGGTCTGCATCCGATCGTCCACCTGAATGCTGCCGTCTGCTCTCTGCGCGACCTTGGCTTCCTTCAAGCCAAGCCCCTCGATATTGGGCGTCCGGCCTGTTGCCACCAGAATGCGCTCGGCTGTCAGTGTTTCGTCCCGACCCTCGCGCGTCACGAGCAGGGAGGATCCGGCGTTGGTCCGCTGCACTTGCTTGTAAGCGACGCCACATTCCAGCCGAATGTCTTCGTCACGAAAATAGCCCGATAGAGCTTCCGAGATTTCGGGCTCCGCAGCTGGGAGCAGACGGCTGCGGCAAACTATTGTGACCTTGACGCCCACGCGGGCAAACATCTGCGCAAGCTCTGCGCCGATATAGCCACCACCGATGACAAGCAGCGACTTGGGCAGCGTTTCGAGCGACAGCGCCGTGGTACTTGTCAGATAGTCCACCGTCTCAAGGCCAGGGATCGAAGGCACCGCAGGCCGCGCACCGGTGACGATGATAAGACGCGGCGCCTTGATGAGATTGCCATTGATCGCGACCCCGCCTTCGGCAAGGCGGGCCTGCCCTTCGACGTAAGAGATATTGTTATAAGCCGGCAGAAGATCGGCATATTTCGAATGCCGAAGGCTCGATACCAGTTCGTCCTTCTGCCGGACAGTCGACGCCCAGTTGTCCACCTGTGCTTTTGCCCTGATGCCTGCAAAGCGCGCGGCGGCACTGGCCTGATGCTGTGTCTCACCGGCGCGGATCAGCGTTTTTGACGGCACGCATCCGATATTGACGCAGGTGCCGCCGATAGTGCCATGCCCGATCAGGGCGACCTGTGCGCCTTGCTCCGCCGCAGTGATCGCTGCCGAAAAGCCTGCCGATCCCGCGCCGACAACGGCGAGATCGAATGGTTTGCCGCAATTTCCGGACACGCTACAGTCACTCATGACTTTGACGCCTTCTTTCCTGGCTGACAGCATTCTTCAGCATCTATGCCGCCGCGGCGCCGAAGCCACAGAACGCCTCCGACTGCGGCGGCTATTAGCGCGGCTGCTATGAGCGCGTATCCCGAATAGGAAAGCCACGCCGCGAGCGCCGTCACGCTAACGCCTGCTATGATCGCTGGCGCTGCGCAGCAAAGCACCGCAAGTGCGCCAACGAGTAATGCGCCAACTGTGGCACCGGCTGTTTTCACAGGAGGCTCAGCCTTTCGGTGAGGACGGGTAGCCGGCGTTCGTGGTCGCTGTCGTCAGCGCTTTCACATTGGTCTTTGCATCGTCGAACGTCACGACCGCAGTCCTATTTTTATATGACACCGAAATCGCTTTGACGCCCGGCACAGATTGCAGGCTCGATTTAACCGTGTGCGGGCAAGCGGCGCAGTACATATTCTGCACCGCAAGTGTCACAGTCCTTTCCTCTGCAAGGGCTGCCGAGGAACCGATGATGCCGAGCGCGAGTGTAACGGGTATCACGTACTTCATCATTCGATTTGCTCCATTGGTCAGGACAGTATGTAGGGGACGATGTAGTCGAAGGCCCAGGCGGCAAACACAATGACGGTTGCCGCGATGAGTGCGATCTTTACGTACCTGTTTGGTAGTGGCCGCGCGCAAGCCTCACCGTCTGCGCAGGCTGCCTTTGACGAGCGATAGACCAACCAATAGCCGATGCCGATGAAGGCCAGCGTGGCCGCAATGAAGTACGACTGATAGGGCGCAAGCTGCGTGAAGTTCCCAATCCACGCGCCGCTGATGCCGAGGCTGAATAAAACGACTGGCAATATGCAGCACGACGACGCGGCAAGCGCACCGATGATTCCGCCCGCTGCCGCCAGCTTTTGACCGTTGCCGGGCGATGCGTTGGCAGGCCGGTCATTTAATGCAAGGGAGCTAATGGCGTTACGCGCTTCGCTCATTTCGTTGTCCTCTCTGGATCGCGGCCTATATACTTCCTGTAGTCACTACAGGAGCAAGGCCAGTCACTATGGGCTCGATCACAGGTCCGCGAGCGGAAGCGTTAACAATCGGTGATTTGTCGGGGCTTACCGGCGTGAACATTGAGACGATCCGCTATTACGAGCGCGTCAAGATGTTCCCTGCACCGCCGCGCACGGCAGGTGGCCGTCGCGTTTATGACGCAACCCACCTTCGTACCCTGGCTTTCATCCGCCGGTCGCGAGAGTTGGGATTTTCACTCGATCAGATTCGCGCACTGATCCGGCTCGGCGGGCCAGCGAAAGCCTCGTGTCGGGAAGTCCGCCACATTGCCTCGCATCATCTCGACGACATCCGCGCCAAGCTTGCCGACTTGCGCAAGCTGGAATGGTTGCTCGCCAAGACGGTTGCGCGATGCACCGGTACTATGGCTCCAGAGTGCCCTGTGCTGGATATTCTCGACATCCGCAAGTCCTGAGTGCGGTGCTTGTGCACCTGCAAAGCGAATGTCAATTCAAGACGCTTCGTCGGGGTCACTGGCCACGAAATGTGACGGCGCCATACGACTATGACTCTCGAAGAACTGACGGCGCAGCGCGATGCATTGCTAGCGGCGCGCTTCCGCGGCGTGCGCACGGTCGAAATCGACGGCCGGCGCGTCACGTACGCCACCGACGCCGAGATGGCGGCCGCCATCACGGATCTCGAACGCCGGATCGCTGCCGCCGGTGAAGGCGGCCGGCGCCGCCGCATCCTGACGTCCGCTTCGAAGGGACTCTGAGCTCGTGGTCGTTTCGCTGAAAGCTTTCCGGCGCCGGGTCGGAGCGTTCATCGGCGGGTTCGAGGCAGGGCTGGCAAACCGCCGGCTCAAGGGGTTCCAGCCGAGCCGAGCGCACCTCAACACGCTGATCGCCGCGGCCGGTCCGGACATCACGGCGCGCGCCCGCTGGCTCATTCGCAACAACGGCTACGCCGCGAATGCGATCGAGAGCTGGGCCGGCAACGTGATCGGCGCCGGCATCAGGCCGTCGTCGCTGATCAAGGATGTCGGCTTGAAAGCAGCGGTCCAGGAGCTCTGGCTCGGCTGGACCGATGAAGCCGATGCCGAAGGCTTCACGGATTTCTACGGTCTGCAGCGTCGGGCCGCGCGCGAGGTGTTCATCGCGGGCGAAGTGTTCTTCCGGTTCAGGCCGCGCCGGCCGCAGGATGGACTGACGGTACCGGTGCAGCTGCAGATGATCCCTTCGGAGATGCTGCCGCTGAACCGCAACGAAGTTGCACCCGGCGGCAATGTCATCCGCCAGGGCATCGAATTCGATGTGATCGGGCGGCGCGTCGCCTACCACTTCCTGCGGCGGCACCCGGGCGACATCACGGATCCCGGGCTCGCTGGCGACATCGTGCGCGTGCCGGCCTTCGAGATCGTGCACGTCATCGATCCGGTCGATGCCGGACAGTTGCGCGGGGTCTCACGCTTTGCGTCGGGGATCGTGAAACTGTTCCTGCTCGATCAGTACGACGATGCCGAGCTCGATCGCAAGAAAGTCGCGGCGATGCACGCGCTCTTCATCACGACGCCAGCCCCGGCAGAACCGCTCGATGCCGCGGAGGGACGCGACGAGAACGACGAGCGCACCATCGACCTGCAGCCGGGCCAGATCACCATGCTGGAACCGGGCGAGGAGGTGCAGACTTCGGCGCCAGCAGATTCGGGGCAAACCTACGAGCCGTTCCAGTACCGCACGCTATTGCAGGTTTCGGCCGCGCTGGGCGTGCCCTACGCGTATCTGTCGAACGACATGCTCAAGGCGAACTACTCGAACTCGCGCTTGGCGCTGCTCGAATTCCGCCGCCGCATCGAAGCCTACCAGCACGCGGTGATTGTCTGGCAGCTGTGCCGCCAGGTGTGGGCGCGCTGGATGGATACCGCCGTCTTGGCGGGCGCCCTTGATCTTGCGGACTACGACCAGCGCCGCCGTGAGTATGTCGCATGCGATTGGCTCCCCCCGAAATGGGACTGGATTGACCCACTCAAAGACGCGCGTGCGGAGATCGAGCAGATCGAGGCTGGCTTGAAGAGCCGCACCCAGGCGCTCGCCGAGCGCGGTTACGATTCCGAGCAAGTGGATGCGCAAATCGCAGCCGACAAGGAGCGCGAAAGAGCGCTTGGCCTGACATTCAGCTCGGCGGCGGCATCGACAATCACCGAGCAAACAGACCAGCCACAAGCAGCATAAGATGCTGGCGCGAACAACGCCGAAGGCGCGTGAGGCATGTCTCACGGGCGCAGAAGTCCGTCGCTTGCTGCTGTATGACGCTGATACCGGGATGTTCTTTTGGCGCGTCGATACCAGGAACACCGCGGCCGGTGATATCGCCGGCAGCCGGCAATCGC